TGTGTACCAATCAGCATAAATATGCCCAGAACTTCCCCAATAGCTTAGGATAGCAGAACTTCCACCATCATGATTATGATCACTTCTGGCTACAGTATTGGCAGATCCTGTTCCAGCAAAAGAAACATTCCAAGTTGTTCCAGAAGATCCATTATAATTACTTCCAGTTAAACCAGTTCCTCTAGTCAATGTGGAATGTGAGTGTGTTAATAATGAATATCTGGTATCTAAATTAATTGAACTTTTAGTTATGGCATGACCGAATTCATCGAATGCTAAGTTTTGAATTACCTGTCCAAGAGTATTAGCTGTATTGGTTATATTAGATGTGTTATAATGACTAATTGTATTTCCAGAAATAGTAATGCCTTGTCCTTCTATATAAGAAGCAATTAAAGCTAATGTATTACCAGTTAATGTTGCCAATATGCCTGCACCAGCAGATATAGTTAATGTTTCCCCACCAGATACTTCAGTAGTACTTGTACCATCTGTTATGAACCATCCCCCTAATGATGATGGAACATTTATAATATTGCCCCAATCAATTTGAACTCCTCCACCAGATGTACTTAGTTCTGTTTTGGTATAATATAAATCGTTATGATTATGTGCAGCATCTAAATCAAAGAAACTTACCCAATTACTAGATATATATTTGAATACTGGTCTATTCGGATATAATGGATCAGCAGTTATAACTGCTAAATCACCTTCATCTGGATCAGTTATTAATGCTAATTCAGAATATAAACTAAGTGAATATTTAATACCAAAAGTACTTAATGTATTAAAAACATTAGTTAATTTATCAGCACTCCATAATAAAGTTGTATCTCCAGATCCAGCTAAATCATTTATAGCTGTATAAGGAATCATACTTTGCCAAGTATAATTTCCTAACCCATTTGTTGTTAATGAATCATTAAGATTACCTCCAATTGGAATATGTCTATATCCATCAACATTAGAATGAGAGTAGTTTCCATTATTATAAATAATTGGTAATGCCCCAGTTAAATTGTTATTTAATTGTGAAATTAATGTGATCCATTGAGGTTCATCATTTAAGCTTATTAAAATATTATAATCAGTTGTACCTATTGGAACTCCTGTTCCATCAAACCCGACTACCCTCCCAACATTTTGAGTTGTATTATCAGTATAAGTAAGAATTAAGTTGTTATTCGTGATTTGCGAATTGAGAATTCCTCTACCATCTTCAGGCATGGGAATATACATATACTCAGAATAAACAACTTGTCCTGTATTAAGAGTATATTTAAATTTAAATTTTATTTGATTTGGGTTAGTCTCATACTCAATAGTTGTAGTTTCAATATTTAATATTGAATCTGTCAATCTCATTGGAAGAGTCCAAGATTCTTTTTCCCCAATTCGCCACCTCATCCAGGTATGTCTACCTAGAGTTAAATCACCTAAAGTATGCTGAACTGGAATATAGACATTTTCCCATATGAAACCTTCAAAAGTTTCTCCAAGAGGATATTTACCAGTACTATAATCAAAACTAATATCTTGAGAGTACTGAACATAAACTCTTTGGGGAGCCTCTATATTGTTTGGGTAGTTGTCTCTATATTGTGAAGACGTAGTAGTCATATTTTAAATTAGATTAGTCCAACCACTCTTTTTCTTTATTCTAATCGTATCTTTTACTGAATTATAATAAACACTTCCAATTTTAATTTTTTCATCTTTCTCTATTGATGCTGGAAATGTTAAGTTTATTAACTCTCCTTTATTTATAAATTCATCTTTTAATATAGGAAGAAGTGTATCTTTCTCTAATTTTGGTAATCTCTTAGTTTCTTCTATTACAGATTTTAAATATTGTAATTGTGTTTTAATAGAAGTTAAATCTAAAAGTTCACCTATTTCTTTTATAGAGGTAGTGGTTTTATCTCCGGCACTACCTTTTTTAATTAATATTTCCATTTTTATAATGTTACTACTTGAGTATCTAAATTACCTTGGTCATCTACAATTACTTTAAATGTATTTCCACCAACAGATCTTAATATAAGTCCATGTGTAGAATTAATTTGAATATCGTCATACCAAGTATTTAAGATTGTATAATTAGTTAATCTACCTGTAATATAACTCACTAAATCAGTTTGAGCAGTTATAGTTCCAGTAATAGTTCCCCATGTTGCTGAAGATACACTTGGATTAGCCAATAAATATCCTGCTAACCATGCTTCATCTACAACTATATTAACTGCTAAAGTATCTGTACCAGCATTCACTGTTCCAACAGGGGTAATATCTATACTTCCTGTAGTTGAACCAAATGTGATAGCAATATTGTCTCTCATAGTTGCTCCACCAGCAGTTATACTTGAAACTACTTGTCCAGCTAATCCTATGTAAGTTAATTCACCAGAACCATTAAAATCAATTGTAGTACCATCAACTTTAATTGTCAATAAGTCATTTAATATTTCTATTCCAGCAGTTTCATCAGCCACATTATCATTAAGCCTATCACCAGTTATTCCATTAATAGGAACTTCTAGTAAACCTGAACCGGTATAACCTATTGTTGCACCATCTATTCTTGCATATATACCATTTAATTGATCGAATCCAACGCCATGATTAGCCCAAATAATATCTGGATTTAAATGAGTTTTCATTATACCATCATTTCCAGAAGCATAAGGTTTAACTCTTAGACTTGTAGCATCAACAATTAAACTTAGTGCATCTGTATCAATTGTAATAGCTTGTGGAGTTCCACCATCTAATATTAATCCATTTCCTAAATTTACACTTAAATCATAGAATGTATCAACTTGTGCAGTTGCAATAAGACCTGAATCATTATTAATTAAATCATTAACATCAATACCTATTAAATGTCTGGTTTCATTATCTACTGTTACAGCAGTTTGAATTCTTGCACCATCACCAATTAATACGTCTATAAGTACTTGTAATTTAGTTTCTGAATCTGAATCAGCAATATATGTTCCAATTCCAAATCCATTGAAATCTCCAGGAGCAACTTCCACCGCACTACCTAATGCATAATCTAAACCATATCCAAATACAGTTGTATCAAATGCTGTATTATCTATGGAACCTTGTATAAGAACTAATTTACCACTATCTAAAGTAATAGTTTGCAAAATAGTATCGAAATCTCCTAAATCTACAAAGTTATCGAAATAACCTATGTTTGTACTACCAGAAGTTTCACCTACCATATAAGATGGTGTTGCAACATTAGTTAATACAACCCATTGACCATCTGCACATACATAAACTACTCCCCTTGAACTATAATAATTCTGAGTTCTCATATCTACATATACTGCACCAGTACTATTAGTTGCCAAGTATCTTGCTTGGAAGTCAATTATTCCACCAGTTAAAGCTGTCCATGTAATTAGATCATTACTAAAATAAGTATATGCTACAGAATTAACGGTAACTGTTCCAGCAGATATTAATGTTGAAGTAAGTATTAATGCCCCATCCCCTAAAGACATGAATGTACTATATTGATAATTAGTACTATTACCAGGATTACATGATTGACAAGTTGATGTCGAGGCACTACCACAACAATTTGGTCTTGTAGCAATATATCCTACTGTATCAATATGCCACCCTTCACCAGGAATACCTTGTAAACCTTGTGCCCCATCTTGACCTTGTAAAGTACTCAAATCAAATAAATTAATATATGCTGAATCTGCTTGAGATTCTAACTTATATTGAAGTATTGAATTCAATACCCTAAATACAGGCTCATCTGGAACTATCCTATAAGGTAATTGAAACGAAGTATCTCCACTATGTTTAACACGTTTAAATTCATGTCCTTGAATAGTTGTAACACCATCTAAAGTTGAAATATGTGTATTGGGATTAAAAGTTTTTTCCCAATTATATATACCATCTGGAGAGTATTCTTGGTCCTCTATAGCTATGACAGTCCCATCATAAAATCTAATTAAACCATTATATGATTGAAGTATTCCATTCATTTTTTATATTGTTAAATATTTGTATTTATAATTGTTAATAGTCTGGTTAATTTATCCAATGTATCATTTACAACAACTTCATTAGGTGTTTGTGTAGCCGCTTTTAAACTATCCAATAATGTTACAGCTAATCTAACTTGTTCAATATCATATGAAGAAGAATCTCCCACATACGATACATTATAATCACCTATTTCCACTTTGTAATTTACTTCTTCTAAAAGTTGATTGACAGATTTTTCAACTGTATTATATACTAAAACAACACTCTCTTTACTAATTGCGTTATTAATTGTATAATAAAAATGATATACTCCATCTGGAATAATTTGACTTGTAGAAAAACCCAATGTTTGACTCGTAATGGTGTAAATTTCCTTTTGAATTCTTTGATTTTCAAGATATGCTATAATATCTAACTTGTTAGTTATATGTCCATTTGGAATCTTGGAACTGATTATATCCAATGTCATAGAATAAATATTTAATGGTAATTCCTCATTAACTGGACTTACATCATAAATTTTCATTGTATAATCATCTTCTAATATTGCAAATATATCTAATTGCATATAATTTATTATAAGTTATTGTTTTTATATGTATTTAAATATAATTATAAAAATACATAACTTTCGTCATTATTATAATTACAGTATGCTAAGGTTGTTAATGTTGTCCATGCTGTATTATCGGTTACATTTGGTATAGCTGTACCCTCATTAAGCTTTGTGCATGCCCAGTTTTGTTTAAGCCAATATTGAGTCCCAATATTAATAACATCATATATATTACCATCTAAGTCTGTTATTTGACTTGCACCAGGATTAATATCAGATACTAACCTAATAGAGTAACCACTTTTAGCACGATATCTGTTAATATAGTTTGTAATATATGTACCATCATTAGTCATTAAAAAAAGATAGTACCAATCAACACCAAAATAATCTGTTATAGAACCCAAATAGCAAGAAATACCCATTTGAGTAAAAACTCCATCGGTATGTTGCCTATATCCCCCAGGTAAACCCTTGAACCCATATTCATCAGTGGCATCCGTGTTTGGTTCGTTCCAATGGGTATTTCCAATTTCTTTTAATTTTCCATCTGTTAACGTCTCAGTACTTCCTATTGTAGCTACCAATGTTTGAAAATCCTCTAAAGTTGGTACCCTCCAATTTTCAGGTGCAAATAATGGGTTACTTGCAGCATACCAATTATACATCCGACCATAATTTATATACTTGATAACTGGTGTAGATTCCGAAGATTTATTTTGTCCAAAAAAGAATCCCATATTATATTATTTATAAGGTGCGTAATTGATCAATAAATTGGTTCCATCATAAGTATAACATAATGTAGTTATACTGCCTGCCCCATCAGTTATAACTACTGCACCACTACCATCACCATCAATAACTTTTGGAGTAGGACTTATATCTACAGTATAATTACCTGCTGCTTGAGTTATAACAATGTTTCCTTCATCTCCACTAACTAGGTTAGATAGTGTTATAGTCATAGAATGAGCTAATGTAATTTTAGCATTAACACCTAAATTAGTATTCATAGTAACATTAGCTGAACTAGTTAATGTTTGATAGGTTTTAGTTTTAGGTACTGGAGCATGTGTTGTTTGACTATGCGCATATGCAACTCCAAGATCTCCTGAAAATATTCTATTTATGAATCTTTTCCAATCAGATCTTCTATTTGTAGTATTTAACTCACTATTGAATTGAACTAACATATTATATTATTTTTTTCTTAATAAGTTTGTTATTACTAATTCTAATTTCTTTTTTTGTAAAGTTATTATAAGGATTAATATTGGTTAAATCTGGTAAAACATAATTATTTTCATCATTATAATGTTTACAAACAGCTTCTGGAATCATCCATAATTCCTTATTTTCTTTCTTTAATTTCATCCCCCAAGCCCAATCATGTGCCTGTATACCATCTATAAATGGCTCAAATTTAGGACACGTATCTTTCCAAAATATTAAGAATCCTGTACCAGTAAAATCTATTTTAAAAGGTTTCTTATCTGGAACATTATCTAAATCTCTAGTATATTTTGGTACATCTGTGTTATAAAACCCACCTATAATTTTCTTATAATTAATATTTCTATTCATATAAAGACCTGCTACAGCATGTCTAAACTTAATAGAAGAATCTGTTATATAGTCAAATATTCTTTTAAAACTATCATCTAATGGAATTATATCATCTTCTCTAAAATGAATTAAATCTCCACTAGCATTCTCTATAATTCTATTGTAATTATCTGATAACAATGTACAAACTTTGTTTCTTCTATCTACTTCTGTAGTAAATTTAAACTTCTTTGGTCCAGTTATTACTTTAATCTTAGAAAAATATAAATTATAGTTTTTTGCAAATATAATACTTTTTTCTGAATTATTCAAAATTATTAACTCAGGTTTGTTATTTAATATTGAAATATCATCAACTAAGGTATCCATCCATAACTCCATTAACTCTGGAAGCCTTCCGCTATATACTAAACCTATTGTTAAAGTTACTTCTTCTCTTCGTATACTATTTCTTAATGAATTAAAATGATCATTACTTTCTTTCTCTTTGCTTACTGACCAAGATGAATCATGTTGTCTATAATTTAATATTGCAGAACTTTTTCTAGGTTTACCTAATCTCGATAATCTTAGAAATAGTGACCAATCCCACATTGTATTCTCACAAGTTTCTTTCCATCCACCAGCTTCATAGAACTTATCTTTCCATATCATTGCTGAAGTATTCACATAATTCCTGGTCCAAAGACTTCTTTCACACCAATTTGGAATATCCCAAAATATACTATGTGCTCCAAAACATTGTGCTGCACAATATACAAATGGTGTAGTTTCATCAAATACTTCTAAATGTTTCTCTAAGAAATTAGGTGGTAAAGTATCATCTCCATCTAAATGAACTAATACATTACCTTTAGAAGCTTTAACTCCATTATTTCTAGCCTCAACAACTCCTACATGTGAACTATGTTTAACTATAGTAATATTATATTTACCTGCTATTTCTAAACTGTTATCAGTTGAATAATCATCTGAATAAACTATATCTTTAGGTTTAATTGTTTGATTTAAACAACTTTCTATAGCTTCAGATAAGTATTTAGCATAATTTCTAGCAGTTATTATAATACTTATTTGATATTCCATTATACTGGAAATTTCTTTGTCTCAATATATATGTCTAACACTCCACTAGTCCAATCTTGCATATTAGCAGAGTTTACAGTAAGAGTTACTTTTATGTCTTGAATATTTGAATCTGGATAAGTTGTATTACTTCCAGAAATATTTGCTACAGCTTCAATTGTTACTCCTGTAATATAATTCTCAGAATAACCATAACTATAACTGTTGAATTCTTCAGATATTTTAGCGTATCCACGAAGAAATATTTGATTAAGTACTTTAGCATCTTCAAATGTTATTTCAAAAGAAGTATCGTCTCCTAAAGAATTAATATCTTCATATGTAATTTCACCTATTTTAATTACTTTACCTTGAAGATTGGATATTTCTTGTAAAGTCACATCCCATAATCTACCTTCTCTATCCTCAACATTTAACATTTCAGGACCAGTAATTCCACCAGGTTTCTTTTTATTTGTTACTCTAACACTATTCATTTTATATCTTAATTAAATTAAAGTTCAATTTAAATCTTTCTTGGTATATCTCACCAAAGTATTCCATATCCTCATCATATGGATCATAATACCAATTCACTATTATTTCATTATTATTATACTTCTCTAATTCTGAAAATATATTATTAAAATACATACTTGAAGCAGTGTTAAAAGCTTCCAATTTGAAATTAATAGTTAGTTTATTATATTTCTCAATTCTTATTTTAATTTCATTTAATAGAGGAATCCATGTTTCAATAGCATCCTCTGGATTAGACCTTCCTGTTATTGTTATTATATTATCTAAATAATCAAATACTGGAAGGAATACATTTCTTTTTTTATCTTCTCTTTTAATAAACATAATTAAGCTGCTATTTCTTCATTCTGACTATAATTTTTAGCTGTCTCCCAAACTGTTATTGCAGTATGGAAAGATGCGAAGTATTCTTCTATATATTTTGTGAAAACTTTTACAATTTTATTTAAATCTTTTTCAAAACCATTTTCAATAAGCCTTAATACTAAAACATGTGTTTTATTATGTACTCCAAACTCATTTAAATATTTAGAAAAAGAATATCTTTTACCTTTAATTTCTTTAAATTCTGGGACTAAATCATAGATATAATTATTAAAATCATCTAGTTCCCTATCCATATCTTGTTTTAACTCTTTTTCAATTTGAGCATTCTCTTTATTATGATTCTTATCATCAAAATATTTAACCCCTATTTTCTCAATTATATCTGTCCAATAGCCTAAAATATTTTTATACTTTTGTTGTAATCCCATTGAAGCATATAAAAATTGTTTAGATTTACTTTGTATAGCTTCCCTTAAATCTCTAACGAAATTAGTTTCATTTATATGATGCTGTAAATCATTTTGGATACCTATAACTATAGTTGAAATTCCTTTTATTTCATCAACTATAAATTTAACTTGTTTTTTTAATTCTTCTTTCTGTTCAATATCCTTATCTTCAATTTTTTTATTAATCCTTCTATTATTATATATTTCTTTAATCCATGCTAATCCTAGTGCAACTAGACCTCCAACTATTATACTTATAATTTGTACCCAAATACCCATAATATTATTAATAAATAATGTAAGAAAATAAAAAAGGGGGGAGAAGTAATACCTCCCCCATTATAATTAAGTTAATGTGATAGCAGAACCAACACCTAAACTAGTTGCAATATAACTATTTAAAGTTGTTACAAGAGTTAAAGCTTGATTAGTTCCATTGTCTTCTACTGGTAAATACAATGTGATATTTCCTGGTTGAACTACGTTAGCTGAGAAATCACCTTGTACATTTTCCCAACCAATGACAACTGTGTCATAAGTATTTGGAGTTGTACCATTGTAATCTAAAGCTACAATATTACGTTTAAATGCAGGAGACATAACATCCCTATTTACACCACTATACATGATTGAGAAAAATTCTGCTTCAGCAACCTGTTGATAGTTACCAGCTCCAATAGTAGCACGTGGGTAAGTTATTGAATTGTAAGTTAAATCAGCATACATATTGTTTACAATAGTAGCATCGAAATTAACTAATTCAACAACAAATTTAAGTCTTTCATACTTATATTTACCAACTTCAAAACCAAATGCTCCAGCAGTTATAATTACTGCATCGCTACTTGCACCACCAACTACAGCAGTTACAGGTAATACTAAATCATTTGCAAAATTAGTGTTAATATAAGCTACTAACCCAGTTGCAATTTGAGCAGCAGTACTTCCTGTTGAAGCAGATTTAAAATAAGCTGTCTTAACAGTAGGTTCTTTTAATTCTTTAATTTCAGAACCAATTCTACGAATTTTAATCATGTAAACATGATCAGTTAAAGTAGCATCAATAGTATGAATAATAGTCCTTTGCTCAGACTTAGCTGCATAAGGAATAAAACTATACGATTTAATTGTGCTACCTTTTAAAAGTTGAGAAGAACGGAAATTTAATCCATTTGCACTTCTCTGAACAAACTTAATTGCAGGTACAGTTTTAGTAATACTTGTTGCTTGGTTAACACCCGCAGAATCAGTAATTACTATTTCACCTGCTCCAATATAAGTTTCAGCAGCACTACCATCATCTTCAAGAGGTGCTGAAATTTGTACTCCAGTTACAGAATCACCATCAATAGTGTCTGAACCATTTGTTCTTGCGCAATTCTTCGCTACAAAAACTAAATTGATATCTCTAACGTCCATATTAAAATAAAATAATTAATTTTTAATTTGATTTTTGAATAGTAAACTATTCATCTTCTTTACTTTCCTTATCATTTATTTGATATTGATTAGGGTCAGGTATAACTGCTGCACTTGCAATTTTAACTGCTTTACTAACAACCTCATCATGTGTAAAAGGAGGTAATTCACAATGTTGTTGAAGAGAAGGTGTTTGAACATCTACTCTAATTCCTTTTGGAAGTTTAATATAAAATACAGTATATTTATCAACTTTCCAACCTTTGCCCGGAAGCAAATATTTAGCCCTATTTGTATTAATGGTAATTGTAGCACCTAAATAATTTTCACCTGACATATTGTAATCTGTACCAGAAGTTGAATATTCCTTAACTGATTCATCATATGTACCATTAACATTTGGTTCAGCAGTTGTATAAGCTCCCCAATCTAATGACCAAACTAAATTATCATAGGGTTTAGCATAGTCATCATATATACCGTTAATATAACCTTGTAAATTAACTTCATTAACAGGAGTATTTCTTTTAACAACATCTCCTTTAGAAGTTTGACAAGTTTCAACTATTGGATATAAAACTTCATCTGGTAATCCTACAAATACTCCAAATCTATCTGCATCTTGAGTAACTCCACCTTTATCTAAATCTGGGCCTTGTAAAGCTCCATTTAATTCTGTACCTACTATGAACATAGTTCTAGGTACCGATTGTGTAGCAGTTAATAATCCAGCTAATTCAGCATTTCTTACAGGATGTTGCCCATAACCAATTTGAGGTCTGTTTTTCCAAGCAGCATATCTTTCTTTAACAAATTCTTCTTGGGCCTTATTTAAAAAATCTTCAATTTCTCTATCATTGAATGTTCTATTGGCTAACCTACTAGCTTCTTTTAGTAAGTTAAACCTTGCCCTCATTTGATTGGCTTCCATGTATATTATATATTATTTATGTTTTTCGTAATAATCTTCTATGATTTGTTCAAATCTTGCTTTTACTGATGCATTCCTTTTATCTTCAAACCAACGAATTGCTTCTTCTTCATTATTAGAAATCTTATCTCCACCAGATAATCTATATTCAAAACCTCTTTTATCAACTAAACCATTTGTAACACAGTCAGCTAAGAATATTTTAGATGAAATATCTTTTTCTCCTAAAGAGACTAATTTGAATAATTTCTCAATTTCAGATTTCTTACGTGAAGCTTTTTTAAGTTCATTATAGATCCATTCTGCTGAATTATCATAAGTTACTTGTTTATTAGCTTTCTCAATACCATACATTCTTAATAAGTCAAATAATTTCTTTTTACTATTCTTATTCTTCAATAAGTATTCTTGTACAGTATCTTCTTTAGCAGTGTAACCCAATTCTTCTTCTAATTCAACATCACCGTCTAAAATAACAAATTCATATTCGCCTCTATTGAATCTATCAGCATATGATTTAGCTACTCTTGGAGAAACTAATGCTATTTTATAGAAAATGAAGTCGTAAGGTTTACTTAAATCCAATGTTAAATTGGCACTTTCAGTATTATAACTAGGTTTCCTTAATTTAACAATTGCTTTCTTACTTGACCAGAAATTCTTTTTAGGTTCATTATAAGGATTTAAATCTATACCTAATAAATTTTCTAAATAAGTTCTTTCATCAGATGTTAATGGATCTACTAAGTTACCTCTTTTATCCACTGGTGTCATAAAACTTTTCTCACCACCTGTAACTAGAGTTCCAATATTTTCATCCTGATGTAAAGAAGTTTGACTTCTTTTAACTAATGCAATTACAATTTTTTTGTTTAATAATGGGCTTTTTAATTTATCTTTTTTTTCAATTGTTTCCATGTGAGTTTTTTTAATTTAAATAATTAAAGTTAGGTAGGAGAGAAGATTCTCCGTACCTAACATTGATAAATATATAGATATTAAACTTGAGTTAATTCAGGATAATACCTAATGATTTTGGTTGGATCCCAAACAATAGCTCCGATACCTGGTTCAAAATAGTGCAAAGTAGAAGCATCTACTGCTGTGGATAACCTTTTTGGAGAGAAGAAACTTCCAGCTTCATTGTAGAAACCACGAATACCTTCTTCAGCACCCCAAATTGGAGTTTCACCAGACCTACGTACAATCTGCATATTAGCTTTTTCATCCTTAGAACCGAATCCCATGATATCATATTCATAAGAAGAAGCAGGACCCCCAAGTGGATGCATAATTTTATTACGTTTCAAATCATCTTTACCTGGATCAATTACAAATGCGAATTGGATACCATTAATAGTAGCAACACCCATTACTTGACCAGCTTTAACATTTACTTCGTTGTTATTCCATGTATAAGCACGACCAGTATTATCTCCCATCCAAGGTCTTGAAGATGTCCATGCGTTAGCGCCATATTTCTCCATTACCATATTTGAAAGAGCTGTTAATCCATACTCGCCAGCTTTAACAATCATTTTACGTTCATCAAACTTAATTTTACCAACTACAGCATCAAGAGCTATTTCATTTAAGAAATCCATATTTGGAGCTGTGTTCCATACATGTTTATTAGATACTAACCATTGCTCTTTAAAACCCGAACCAGATTTAGCATTGAAACCATTTTTATCAATGTTACCAACACTACCATCAGCCCAAACGTTTGAATGACCATTCATTACTATTGATGCAGTAGCCCAACGTGCTTGTTTCAAGAATTCATACTCAACGTTAGAAATCCATAACATTTCAGCTTTGTTATTTTTACCTTTAACAAAGAAACCCATAGGTTTAATGTCAAACATATTACCTGAAATTTTATGTTTCAACCTGAATTGAGACATTGTATTCCTTAACATACCGTGACTTCTGAAACTAATTCCACTACCAGTATAAGAGTGAGTTTCAGGAACTAAACCTCCATCACTTGACCAGAATGTTCCAGGAAGAATTTCATCTGCTGGTATATATTCAGTTTCACTGTGTGAATTTAATTGAACCCTGTATAACCACCTATCACCACCTACATTTTTAGGATCATCTACAATCCACAATCTGTAAAGATCTGGTTTCATACCTACTATGATTTCAGTTACACCAAATGGTTTATCCTGGAATAATAAGTAGAATTCGCTTCTATTAGCTCCTGGTCTGTGCCCAGCAGTAGTACCAATTGCACGTGACATTGCTTCATCTTCATATGAACCTAAAAGTTCATAGTTTTGAGCATGTGTGTTTTCAAGGTACCATTCATAAAATTCTTTACCTTTGTCAATATAATGGATACCATGTTCCATAATCATTGACACAAAGTTTTCACCTAAGTTTACATCAAGAACTTGTTCCAACCTATTGAATACTTGGGTAATATCATAATCATAAGCTGCAATCAAGTGGTTCTTATCTGTAAAATCATGCCAACTTTTTCCTTCAAAAAGCTGGTTCTGTCTAACTTTTGCCATCTATATTTAATTTAATTTATTTATTTGTAAATTCGTTTTGTGTCAGAATCATCTATATGTATCCCAGAAGTTCTCTGAGTTGTAGTATTTGATCCTAATCCTTTTTTCTTATCCTTTAATATTTGTTCTAATTGACTAACTGATTGGGTTTTACCCTCTTTTATAATTTTACTAAAGTCTCCATCTAAAACACCATACTTATTTAAATATGATAATAATGGAGCATATTTACCTAAATCAGAATTTATCTTTTTAAGAACTATTTCAATATTATCAAATACTTCTTCTTTATCTTTCTTCTGAAGTTTCCTACCAGGAATAAATTCATCATAAGCAAAAGTATTTTGTTTTAATGTTTCAGCAAATTGAAATCTTTGTTGTTTAACAGATTCCTCTTGCTGCTTCATTTTAACTGCTAATTTAGAATTTTCTTCAGCATCTAACTTTTTATTCAAAGCATTTAACTCCAATGCTGATTCTTCTATATCTTCTCTGGAATTAATAATTCTTTCAATTTCTTTATCTGGAGTACCTATTCTCTTATAATATCTCCTAATCTCATCTTTAGCAACATTAATATCACTTTTAATTTGTTCTGGAGATACTTCTATTGGAATTATAGATTTAACATCTTCTTTAGAAATATATCCTTCATTAAGTAAATTAGATATTACATTTTGTCTATATTGATCTTGCCATGTTGCAAAATTAATATTTAACTGTTTAGCTAGTTTTTCTTGTAAAACTTCTTCATTATCAATTTCTTCAAGTTCTTCATCCTCAATATCAGGAAAGAAACCTTGTTCATTCAATGATGCTGCAAATGCAGAAAATTCATTCTTAGGTTTAACTACTTCTGAATCTGAATTATCTGTTTCTTTAAAAGATTTCTCTTTACTTTGTTTAACTGGCTCAGACTTATCTTCAGGTTCATCATTATCTTCCGAACTTAAATATTCATCAGTATCAATTAAATCTTCTTCATTTTCATTAATTATCTGAGTAGTCTTATTTTTCTCAGGTTCAGCTTTTTCTATTTTTTCTGGTTCGAGATTAATCTTCAAATGTTGATCCCCTTGAAATAGGGTTTCATTATCATCAACCTCAATAAAATCATCAAATTTTCCCATGTACAAAAGTATTATTTATTATTAATTTATTTTATTAATTGAAGAAATAAAGCTACATATATAGCCTTATTTCTTAATAACTGGTTTTGGTTTATTAGTAATTTTAATTTTTTCAATATCCTTCTTAGCTTGAAGTTCTATTTCTAACATTTCTTTATCGGCTACAATCTGGTCTTGTTGCATCTTTTCAGCAGAAGTAGTTCCAATTGCAATTTTTTCAATCTCAACAGCATCTTCAATATTATTATTATTTGTATCAGTAGAATGAATATTAAATGCGTGTTGCATCTTCATCTGTTCAATCTGTATTTTATACTGATATTCTAAATTTATCTTTTCAAGTTCTTGTTGATGTTGAATTTGAGCTAATTCTTTTTGAGCTTGCATTTGAGCCTGCATACTTTCTTGTTGCATTTTACTTTGCTCATTAGCTTGCTCATTCCTCTTATCTTCAGATTCTTCTAATTGATGAACCATTTGAGAAGGAGATGTAGCCATGTACATTTTTGCAATATCAGATAATTGTGCCCCATTTTGCATTGCTGGATGAACCAATTGAGTTATTGCATTATACATATTCATTAATTGAGAACTATTAGTTATTCTAACATTATAGTCAGCTTCATTTAATAATTCACCATCTATTTCTAATATATGATTTGATAAATCATCTAGTACATATTGACGTTTAACCTTCTCATCCTTCCACAATACTTTAGCATATTCTAACATTATCTCATATACTTTAGACTTTACAAAATCATGTATTGCAAAATCCATTTCAGTTTGATGAGATGATTGAACTATACTTTGCTGAGATACACCCAATCCTTCTCTACCTGACATAGCGCCTTGTCTAGCTTCAGGTATAGCAGATATTTTATTAACTCTTTCTTCAATCCAGGATAAAGTTTGAATAGCCTGATTAATTTCTTGAGCCAAACCTAAATCTAATACTGAAGATTTCTGTTGCATATTACCTGCAATCATTCCTTTAGCTGCACCTTTTTTACCTTCTTCAAAAGAATTATAAAATGCAAAATTAAATCTCTTGGCCCATAGATACCATTCTTCAGTAGACATATCTGATGGAATAGATGCAACATCAAATAAAGCAACTTTACCAATATGTTCTGACCAAAGTTTAACTAATTTATTAGCCCACACATTATACATTTCCTGATAAGGTTTTAACTTCTCAATTCTACTCTTTTGAACCTTACCATTATTTGACATAACATATCCTACATAACTAGGTCTAACTATAGAAGGATTTGTCATACTTCTCATTTGAACTGGACAAGGACGAATCTTCTTATAAATAGAATTACCTATTCTAACACCTTCCCATAATTCATTTACCCATATCCATTCAACTTCTTCACCTTGAGCAACATCTGCTTGATAGAATTCATCAACCCATTCAAATTGTTCATCACCAAATTGATCAAAATATTTTAACTTACCAAGTTTTCTTAATGATAACCATTGTACCCTATGTACTCTAATATTACCATCTGGATCTATTTCAGCAGCATCTCTACCATCTAATGATACAAATTGTTTATCTTCAATTAAAGGTAATGCATGAGTTGCATATTTACTATCTGGATCTATATCCACTAGAGCTATTCTATGAGGACGCATTGTATCTTGATCCCATACAGATAATTTTAATATTTTATCTATTTCCTCATTACTTAATTCTTCAGCAAATTCATCTATGATTTTATGAGAATTCATATAATCTATTTCTATCCAAGCATATCCATCTTCTATATTATTAGAAGATCCCATTCCCAATACATAGAAATTAGCACCTTGTACTTTGTCTAAAGTAAGATCTTTACCAGCATGACCAATTCTATAAATACATTCTGAATTAATTTCTAACTCTTTAAATCCTTTATTAAAGACCATTTTACAATTCAAACTCAAATCATTAATTAAAGTTTGGATAATATTATTTGCCATCTTTTCATGTGCAGATTGCAAATCATTCTTTCTAAACTTATCGAATTCCTTTAATTTTTCTTGTAATAGTTCTTGATTAATATTACCTGGTTGTTCAGCTAATTCAGTTAAAAACTTACTAACTTTTTCTTTAAACTCAAAATCCTTACTATTAATTATATGTGGATTAATAGCAAAAGCTTTTATCTCAACCTGTCTCTTCAACTCTTCACCAAATAAAGTGTCAAATGGTTGATCTAAAATATTATAGAATTTAAATACATTTTGTATATCTTCATTATATAATTTATCTTCTACACCCAAAGGATCTAATGTATGATGTAATTCTTCTGGTGATAAATAATTATTATAAAAATCCCAATTAGAATCTATTTCAGCCTTAGTCTTCCTATTACCATAATAATTCTTTCTATTATTAATAAAGAAATCTACACTATCGTGTTGCCACTTCTCACCATTTTTAACTGATCTTGAAACCCTTTGATTTGGTAGCTGAATAGCTTTCTTACCATAATCTTTGGCTAAAATTGTTTCAGCACTACTTTTCATTATCTTACAAGATTAAATTTATTTTTTTTATTTATCATACTTTTAACTTTTGCAAATATACCTTGATTCATAAATGAATTTGTTTCTTTGAAATCATCTTCATCATAATTTCTATCAAATAATAATAACATTGCAGCTCCAAATCCAGATACTCTATCAAAGTTACCTTTACTATTATAATTTATAATTTCTTGTAATAAACCTTTAGATTTAATATAGTACATTCTAGGAACATATATGTTTTCACCATCCTCAGTCTGACTTTGCATAACTTGTTCTAATGACCAAGTGTGAATTAATTCTCTTGCTAACCTGTTAGATTCAGGAGTAGCGTGAAATCCTTTAGGTCTATTATTACTTTTATAACCCAATCTATCTTTTAATAAGCCAGGTTCTTGTGCAAGCAAATATAATTTATTTTTTAATTTAAAATATGTAAACAATGATTTTAAATTATTTTCATATAGCAGAAAAGCATTATAATATTCTAATCCTCTCCATAATTGTTCAAAATAATTATCAGCTTTATAAGGTCTACCTATATATTCTGCAACAATATTTCTTGTAACTGTATCTATTATATATGTAGCTGCAAATGAATGATATCCAGAAGTACTTACTTCATCACTCCCCCAATCAATAGGGTCATTTCCTGCAATATATCTCCATGTAGGAATCTTCCCACCTATTTCTTGAGGTCTTTCATATAATACCCAACATCCTGTAGTATCTTCTCCTCTATAAGGATATTCATCTACAGCATTTAAAGACATGTCTAATTTAAAATTTGGTCTACCGTCTAATATTGAGAATATACCTTTTTCCTCACCTATTTTTTGTATCATTAATTGACCAAGTACTTCTTTAGCTGTAGCTGTATCAAATGGTGAAGATTCATTTAAAAGAAATGCTTCACTTAAATACTTAGGCTGCTGTGTAATAAACATTTGATAAGCCATTGAACTTATCCTTCTACTAGATTCTCTTTTTCTCTCTAAGAACAGATTAGATAAGTATCTATATGAATTACCATGATTATCTACAAAGTCAATGTATTCTCCCTTAAACTTAGATAATAATTCAACAGTTTTTTCAGAATTATCAATCTCTAAGATTTCTTTCTTACTCATCCTAATTGGAGAATACCACAAGTCATCTACAAACCATCCAGTATTACCTGGAACCTCTACGGTCTCATATATATTAGGGTACGCTTTAAATCCGTATGCTTCAGGTTTATATATCATTTCAGCAAGACCTGTAGAACCTCCACCACTCATGTCTCCGGCTGACCCACCAACAATAGCTATACCAATCTTGGTTTCACCATCTCTAATGAGTGGTGCTACAGAAGCTTGAAATGTTGTTACTAAATCTTGAAATATACCTGCTTCTTCTATATTAATTACTGATGAACTTTCACCAACTGACTTAAACTCATTGTCTTTAAATGATAAAGCTTGTATCTCAGATAAATATCCTTCTCTTAAAATGATACCATAGTCATCTTTAACTTCAACTCCAGATATCATATGCTCATTAGTACCCTTTATATCAGTTCTTCTTTTCCAAGGAGTATATTTATCTAAAAATGTTTTAGTTGTATGAAATGACTTTAACATTGCTCCATATTTACCTTTCTCATATGCAGCAATGATATTCATACTACTTTCTATAAAGGTAAAATTATAATTAAATATTCCTACAGCTATTGCGGCAGTCCAACCTTTACGCCTAGCTTTAGCTAATACAAATGATTCCAATCCCAATTTCTCAAAATCATCTGCGTTTTTATTTGGAAACCATTTTTTAAAGTTCTCTATTGTTTTGAATGGACCTTCTAGCAAACAATGTTCTAATTCGTTCATCATATAATATTGATGATCTAAGAATCTTAAAAAGGTCCATTTTTTATCTCTACTTGTAGGTTTACCAAATTCATCTACAGGTACTGCCCTAAATCTTCCAAAATTAATTGTAAAGAAATATCTTCCTGTTATTCTAACTCCATCAACTTCAAATCCATTCTCAATCTTATCCTCTAAATCATCCCAATATTTATTCCATGCTACAGTATCAACTGTATACGAAGTATAACATCCATGTGTTCTAAAATGATTTGAAGGTTCTACAAACTCAGAAACATTCTTAAATTTGATATATATTTGGTTTGTATTGGATATAGGATTGACTATATTTGGATCAAAGAATTGCCACGACTCACCTGTTTTTGACTGAAATAGAAATTCTGGGGCATCTGAAAATTTAGTTTTTTTAATAAGTCTCCAATAAGAATGATGTTTAGAACAATTTTTATTGTTCATAACAGATTCAAAGGAATATCCTCGTGTATCAATGTCTACTTCCTCAGTATTACTAATCCATTCTTCTTTTAACATAAACTTAGATATTCTTCGTTTTTATCAAGTCTCACATGTCTATAAATATAGTGAGACTTGATATTATTATCAGTAAAATTATCCAATGTTTTTTATTTTACCACAATTTAAACACATTTTATGATTATATACTTTGCTTTCAATCCATTGGTGTCCAAAGAAGAAACAATATATACTTGTAGTTATTTTAGTTATCTTTTTCATATTATACTTTTCTCTTACCTACTATACTTAATTTGTTTACATAAATATATTGAACCCCATCGATATCTATAGCAGGTAACTTACCAGAACCTATATATACTTTATCTCCAACTTTGATATCTGTAATCTCATCTGATACTTCTGCTACTTCAAGAAACCAATCTTGTTTATTCTTTTCTTCAGCAATCATTTTATCAGACTTAACAATACCAGATTTGGTTGTTTCACTAATTACTGGCGCATAGACCAATATATTTTGATTAAATGGTTTGAAATTTACTTCACTCATTGTTTATAATCTATTAATTTATTTTTTATATAAAGATAATCTTACTTGTTCTCTTTGATCTCTAAATTCACTAATAATAATATTAAGTACTTCATCAGGATCTAAATTAGTTAAAGCACCTTTTAAGGTATTGATCACCATTAAACAACCATTTAATTGATCTAATTTTGCTTTCAAAATAGTTTTTCTATAAAATAATTTGTATATTAATCTTTTCATTTTTTTATAATTTATTAATTAACTCTAACATTTTTGTTTTTGATAAATCAAGTATATCTATATAAGGTTCAACATTAGGGAAAGATACAAGTATCTCTTTTAAAATTTTTATTTCTTCTAATAATAAAGGTAATTCTTTAATTTCATCATGCAATATATTACGTTGTATTGACAAAATTTTACAAAGGTTATCATCATCAATTGAATTTCCTATAATCTTTTTTACTTCTTCTAAAGATTTCTTATGTACAATCATTTTTATATTTTTTAACCGTTAATAATATTATTCGTAATCATTACTTATTGTTTGTTCTCTTTCACTATATATGTTAACACTTTCTATTTCATCTAGTTTTAATTGACTAAATATGTTTTCTATTAAAACTCTTTGTGATTCATTGAAAGGTTTTTTAAATCCGGTTTGTTTAGTTGCAATCATGAGTTTATTAACTAAAGAAATAAATATTTCAATATCTTCATCCTGTAATTGCAAATTTAACAATCTAGTTTGTTGTATCTCTATCATTTAGATCAAATAATTCTTTTAAAATCTCAATAGGTATCGTAATATAGTCCTTCGTATCTTTATGTTCAACTACTAAACCATTGAATATCATTAAATCATTTTTTTTAATCTTTCCAATATAAAAGGAAAAATCTTTAGAATGATAAAATTCAGAACTAATAGTTTTAACATCACTATTTCCCTGTTCTACTTTTTCTATTTTGGTAATCTGTATCATCTTTATTATTTGGTTTAAAAGAGTTTGGATGCTTTTTATCTAAATCCTTTTTTTCTAATGAATCCCCTTCTTTACCCAATAATGTCCTAGTTAAAAATATTATTAGATCGAAATTATCATCATCCTTTATTTGTTTTTTCATATAATATTCTGAGTCTTTGACAATTAATTAATCTTTCTAAATTATTTTTATCACAATCACAATTACTTGTTCTAAATATTTTTGGCATTGACCAGTAATCTGACATTGGGAATTGGATTTGATATTCATCTCCATCTTTTAATTCATCTATTGAATTAGCTATTTTAGAAGTTATCATTTCACAGAAACAATTATTTTCTTATTCTCATCCCTAGTTAATATAGAATGTCTATCTCTACTAATATGACCACATTCTTCACATCTATAAGATTGATATTTACTTATAGAAGTATAATGAAAGCCTGCTTCTTTTAACTGGTTAGAACCACAAGCAGGACATTTAATTTCATCATCTATATTATATAATCCTAAATTTAAATCTTTAATCCAAGGTAATAATTTAAAGAATACATTTTCTGTAATCTCAACATCATGATCACAATATAATGACATTTTAATTAAAGCTTCTCTATCACCTTTCATGCAAGCTTTCCACAAATTAAATCCTGTATCATGTTTACTTTCAAATCCAAACTTCCTTGCTAAAGCTTCTAATTTATTAGATGTAAACCCAAAGTTTCTTTTAACAACTTCTAACGTATCGATAACTTTGTAAGGAGATACTGGACCCAATCCATTTTCAATAAATCTCGAGTTAATTTTCTTTTTATCAAATCTTTTAAAATTATGACCTATTACTATATCAGCTTTTTCTAATACTAACCAAAGTTGTTTCATAATTGATGAATCATCTTCATTGAGTATTTCTTTAGGTGTAATTAAACCATTGAATACTTTATCTGAGCCTAACCACTTGGCTGACCATGTTATAATGAAAAAATCAGATTCAATTTGATCTAAACTAATGTTTTGCTGCCAGATGCCGAATGTATAACTCATCAATGGCGCAGTTTCGATATCAAGAATTAATATATTTGGGCCTGAATTAACTTCATCTTGAGCTACATTTTTAACTTCTAACTTAGCTTGTTTAACTAAATCTATATCAGTATCTAATTTTAATGCTATCCTAACATCTCCCCACTTAAGGTATCCAGGATTATTTTGTAAAAATTCTTTTATATTTTCTAATGTCATTTTCTCTTACTTTTAGGTTTATTTAAATAACTTTAATAAAACTTTTAGGTAAATATGTTAGTAAATAAGATTTAATAACATGCTTGGAATAACTATTTAACCTTTTAGAAGTACGTATCATAAAGTATTTTATCATCCAATAATTATGTTTTGTTAATACACGCCATGCATATAACCATTCTGGTTTTTTCCAATGTATTAAACACCATATTAAATATCTCATTTTCTTTTAGATTTAGGCAATTCTCTTGAACTTAAAACTTTACTACCAGACAATTTCTTAGTCTGTAATTCTTTAGCAATCTTATCTTTAACAAATTCTAACTTAGTTGCTACTTCATCAACTTGTTTAAGATTAGACATTAACTTACTTATTGCAGAAGCTTTATCATCTTCAGCAGTAATCTTAGTTATATCAAAAGCATCGAAGTATTTAGTAATTTGGTCCAGAGACTTCTCCGCAGATAATATCATTTTCAATGATTTAGTAGTCTGCAAGTCTATATATTTAGCTTCAGCTAATTGCATATCCTTAGTCTCTGTAAAGTCTTTGGGAAGGTTTAAATCCACCTTTAATACTACAGGTAACTCTTCTACAGTTTTACTATTTCTATAAGGAGATTTGAAGTCTGATTTAAAGTAAATATATGCAAATATCTTTAAAGCTAAATCTTTATCTTTAGTTTTATCAGCATCCCATATCTTTTTAAATTCAGATATAAGTAGAACACCAGGTTCCTTTAACATCACGTTATTATTTGAATCTATATCAAACATATTAGTCGAATTCTGCCAATGTTAAGTCACGTCCCTCTAATCCACAACGTAATGCTTTATATACATCACAAGGATAATGGATAATGTCATCATTTATCATCATACAAGTATTTCCAGTCATCGCATCATCAAACTTCTCAGTATTGATTGTAGGAAACCATGATATTAAAGAATTAATTTCAGCTTGAGTAAATCCTTCTTCTGATTTTGTTGGATAATCATAAACCATATGTTTGATATTAACATCAATCTTTCTTATCATTTTCTTTATTATTCTTTATCCATTCTTGTATATGTTCAAACTTAGATGGAGATGGTCTAAATGAACCTAATCTAATTAATCTAATAGATTTCATGTCCTCAAATTTAGAATCTTCTGTAATTAATCCTTCACAATTCATTGTCTCTCTTAATATTCTAAATTGTGAATCTAATACTCTCTTAATCTCCATCTTACCAAATCCTAACTCTTGTACTAATTCATCTATCATATTTTCTATTTCAGATGAATATATTACATTATCGGCAAATTTCTTTTTGTGTCTTCTTAATAGTGCTTCAACATCAGGCTTCATCTTTAAATTCAATTATAAATTTAAATTCTTTTGCACCTAAATTAAATAAATACTTTTCATCTATAGTATTATCTTTAGAGATCCAATCTTTCTTTCTAAGTTTGGTTAAACTATTATTAAAAGTATTATAAGACATCTTTAATTCTTCCATAATTTTCTTCTTATTCTCCACAGAAAATAAGATGTTCATTCTATCTTCATACTTTTTAACTTCTCCTGTAGCAACCATATCATAATCCATATTATATAGTTGTGCTAAAATCCTTACGTCAGAGGGAACTAAATCCCAATGACGTAATTCATTTAATTGAGAGAAAATGAACAAATGTAAATCTTTTTTAATGTTTAATTTGTGTTCAATTTTCATAATTGAAATTATTGATCCTCTTGTAATTCTCCAGATGGTAATCTAACTTCTGGAGTTTCATTAATTAATTGAATTGAATTTAGAACTTTACCAACCTTATTATAGGCTTGTAATCCTACTGCTTTTAAAACTACATCAGCTAATTCAGCTAATTCCTTTTGTGCTTCTTTGTCTGCTTTAATAATCATATTATTTATTTATTTATTTTTTAGATCTATTTGCTATGGTTCCACCGGTATCTGTCATTATATAATAATTAGAACCTTCATATAATGGCATATAAGAGTCTTCAAAAAATGTTATTACTGCATAACAATCTTTCAATTCATCTTCATCCCAGTCTTTTATGTGTGCATTAAATGCTTCAATACTCTTTTCTTTTTCAATATAAGAATAAAATCCACCAAGCATCGTGTCTGTTTCAACACCATCTTCAATTCTACGTAAAATAAAATTTGCCCAATCATTTGTTTTTTTAATTACTTTTTCCATCTATTTATATATTTATTTATTTATTGGTGGAATCAGATGGTATCGAACCACCATCTCAGGATTTTCAGTCCCACGCATAGACCATCTTTGCTATGATTCCGTAATATTTTAATATGGTGCTCCACAACATTCACATTTATTACTTTTAGAATTTGGAACCAGTTTACATCCACAGTATGAACAGATTCCAATTTGTTTATTTAATTTATCTATTTTTAATTGTATGATTCCAACATCAAGATTAAATCTTTCCCACATATCTTTATCGAAATCACATATATCTTTTGTTTTAATTACTGCCATTTCATATTATTTTGAATTATTATTCTTTTATACAATATCTTATTCCAATACTTCCACCAGTTTCTTTTATATTTACCATTATTTCGTGATGTTTAAAATTACTATCCAATAATGATTTTTCAATATTTTCTTTTATTGTAGCATTTGAGGATTTAAATTTTAACAATCTTGATAATTTTGAAAATGTTGGACTAAATCTATCCCACATACTAATATAAAAACCAGATACTGTATATGAATTTTTCCAACCAACCAGACCTTCATGAAATCTAGTTGTATTGAATTTATCACCAACTTTTTTTGGAATCATTAAATTTTTCATGTCACAAAGATATAATTAATTTTATTAATTTCCAAAATTAATTTAAGATATTTTTAATAGGAATAAAAAATCCCCTAGAATAAGGGGATTCACAAGAGAATTATTATTGATTAAAAAGAGAAAAAGAAAAAAGCCTTTATAATGTAATCTCAGTAATCGGGTTAGTCTTCTTTAAAGATATTGTTAGGACACCATTTTCCATTTTAACAATAATATCTTCCTTCTCACAACTAACCTCTGTTACTAATTTGACAATTCTAATTGATTGTTCAGGTACAAAGATATAATCTTTTTTCACATTTACAAAGACAGTTAAGAAATCTTTCTCAAATATAGCCTTAATGTCTAAATCTTCTCTTATCAAGCCAGGGAGGGCTATTTCATAATCAAATGTTTCGTTAGTCTCTTTCATTACTTTATTATTAGTATTCAGTATATTAGTAGAATCTACAACTATACATCCTAGTTTTAATAATAAATTTAAATAGTTATCTGTACTATTAGTATACATGCTTTATATTTTTTAATTTATAAATTGTTATCATCAATTAATATTCCATTTCTGTTTATATGTAATTTTGTCTGTAAATAGAAATAAAATGGTGACTATTTGACAACTAACAGTTCTTTTAAACTGTCAATACTATCAATTATGAATCCAGCAGCACCTTTATGACCACCACCACCATATTGTTTAGCTATAATTGAACAATCAACCAACCCGTTATCATTATATAAACTAAAATACCATTTACCATTAACATAATGAAAACAAGCTGCTCCATCATACCCCTCCTTATGATAATCTATTCCAAAATTAATTGGGTTGAAACGTTCTTTATTTATACAAATAAATTTATATAATTTTTGAGAATTATGCGATAATAATTCTACATCCAACATAATTTCAAACCCATTCTTATAACTTTGTTTAGCATCTGTACAAAGATATTTGTAAATTGCTTTACCACTTTCTAAAGTCATATATTCAAATGTGTCTTGGTGTTCCGATGGCATACTTAATACATTATAAGCTTCATCATAATTACTAATGCATTGTCTTGCCCCATATTGAAACTCCCTGATTTTCATATGCTCTGGGTGTTTCCTTAGTTCTCTATCAGGTAAACAGTCATATCTACCAATCAATCTAACTATTTCAGGCATTGGTTCATTAGGGAAGAAGTACTTCCATGTTAATTCACAAGCTGCAAAAGTTACGTCTCTAATACCTTTAGCCCAATTCTCATTTATTTTTTCGTTACTGATAACTGAAATGTGATGGTCTAACCATACAAAATTATTATTATCAGGGCTATTTATAAGTTTATTCATCTCTTCTGGTGGAAAACTTATATCACACATTATTACTTTATCATACTCTGATAGATTTGGAATAGGTTGCCCATAGTTATATCCTATAAACTCCATACTATATCCATTTTCTTTTAAAAAGTAATGTTCTTTTAGCCACCAATGTTTAACTATGGCTGCTGACATCCAGCCATCCAAATCTATACTGTGATATACGCAAACTGTTTTACTCATAACTTTTCTCCTCCTTTTAAACTCTTTAACATACTAATTAATTCTGGTTGAATAAATGCATCGGATTTATCTTTACGTACTGAGGTGTGGGACCAAATACCCGGAGTTCCTTCTAAAGCATCTTCACTTATATCCCACATATTAGCATTATAATCTAAAGGGATACTATATCTTTCTCCCCAGTATAAGAGTATATTCTTAAGGGTTTCAATTTGCTTCCCTGTATAAGAATGGTAATAAGTGTATCCTCTATATGGGGTGGATAGTTTAGTAACTGTTTCATTAACTACTTCTTTACCATAAGCATTATATAACCTACCATTCTTTTCTTTTAAACCTCCCCATGAAATCATCTCAATTCCTATAGAGGATTTATTTAAATCAGTATAAGGTATTCCATATTCAATAAAGTGATCAGGTTTTAATCCCAAATGTCCAGCATAATATTTAGATGAAAACAACTGATTAAGTGTACCATCTCTTTCTAATATCATACATGTACCTACTCTAGTAGGTAACGTTTTCCAATAATTAGAAACATCTAAAGCTGATCCATTGGATACAGTGTGGTGTAATACAATTTGAGTTTTAGTATATTCTTTCTTAATATACTTCTCTTCAGGGTAATCTATTTGTTTAATAGATTGTAAAAATTCTTTTTCATTTAACATTTTAATCTTGCTTTAAATTCTCTATTCTTTTTAATATACTATCTATTTTAGATATCTTATCCAATATATCTTTATCATTAGGATTTCTATCTAATTTTCTCTTTAATAATACTTTTCTAGTTAATAATCTAGCTAATATTTTTAGTAGAATATATTTACGCATATTGTTTAACTTTTAAAACACAATAAACCCAAGTTCACTTTCAGAACTCTTCTAACTTAAAGTTAGTTTTATTTACACTTTAATCACTCAATCGACCAGGGGTACAATAAATTGTTTCTCCGATGAATAGTATTTCCCACTGCCATATCATTACTAGGCTCTATTCTGTAGATCTTGTTTTCAAATTTTTGAGATTATGGGAGAAAAATTTCCTGTAAATTTCAATGTTATCATCAACATTATACTTATTTACGTATTAACTATTGCTAGTATTAAATCCCACGTCTGTCCTGCCACTTAAAAGTTACCAGGAGAAATGCTAGTAAGGCATATCTCTGTTTGCAAAGATAGAAATAAATTTGTATTACTTCCAAATAAAAATGGAATTATTTTTATGTTGATTAGTTAATTAATTGAAAATATGGTTAATTAATTTTGGTAGCTTTATAAGATAGCTTTAAGTTGGATTTTTTAGGTGGAAAAAATTTTATAAAAATTTTAAAAATTTGGTTTGGATAATGAGAGAGATAGATACCCCATATTTATCCCCCACTTGAAAAAGATTGGAGAAATCCCTCCGTCACTAAACATTACTACTATGAAAAAAGTTATTAGCTCAATAGGAATTATCAAATCACATCCAGAATGGTCTTACCTTAATTTCAAACCTTACAGAAATGTAGAGAATGAGGTTGTAATACCTGAAGCACAGTTCATGTTAACTGCTGATGTTGAAGAATTGAAACTTGTTGTAGGAGATGTTGTAGCATAAGCTATAGCATTCTCTTTTTTTCAATTGCTCTTATTATATAAATATAAGGGTAATGCCAAATTATATTTCATCATGTAGTTATATTATAGTCAGAAAGATTATTTATTATTTATTTATATATATTTATTTAATTACTTTATTATGAAACTGAAAGAGAAATTATTCATAATTGTTCCTGTTATTATTATAATGGGAATAGTTGTAGTAACATTAATTACCTATCCAGGTAGTTTGTACTACTTGTAATCATATATCCCTTGAGACCTGTTATGTTGTGTCTTGAGGGAGTTTAATTTGACCTCAGAGTTTACTTCTATATACCTATAATAAGACCTTAATTTGAGACTATAATTAGGGTTTTATTTTATTAATACTGAGCTTCAGGTATAAGATTATGATATGATTTACCCAAATAAGTAACAAGGCGTGTTAATGCTCACTAATACTGACAGATAGATGATGACATAGTGAGACTTATTTGGTTAAATGTTAAGTTAAGTAGTTAAATAGATTGTGTAAATAAGTTAGGTTAAGTAGTTGAGTATGAGAGGTTATATCATCTCACACTAATTTGGTCTGTAACACAAACTACTTATATTATCAAACTTATTACAATATAATAGCTTTAAACTATCTTAAATTAACATATCATGGAAACAATTTATATTATAATAGAAACAATAGGTGATTTAAATACTGTTGTGGATAAAGCTTATTTCTATTACACTGATGCTTTTAATAAAGCTAAAGAATTAGAATTTGAATCTCATTCTAAAGGTTATATTGATTTCAAGTATTCAGTTAAAGAATTAGAAATAATTGGATTAAAATAACACTATAAGCCTCATTAGAGGCTTTTAACTTTAAACTAATCTTAAATTATATATTATGTATACAGATATTACAAAAGCAACTAAATATATCCCATTTGATAGTCCAATTAAATTCGATGGATTTGAAGCAATAGGATATTTTCCATATGAATCAGCAAGAATTAGAGGTTTTAAAGTTCCAAGAAGTGTTTATTCTATTTTTGAACGTGATGTTGTTAAAGATAACAAAGTTGTAGTTATATTCAAAGATACAACTAGATTTGGTACAAATAACTTTGCTATATTCTTTCATGATTTAGGAGCTATAATTGGTGAATATGAAGATATTACTGATTATAATGGAAATGAACTAAAGTATAAGCCCTAATCCAGGGCTTTACTTTATACTTTAAAACGACTAAAATTATATATTATGAAAGTAGAAATTATAAATAAACCAATGTTATGCTGGAATGACAACGAATCAGAAGCTAGAGAATATTACGTACTGGCTAAAGTTACTGAATGTAAAACACAATATCCATTCAAAGTAATTTGTAATGAAAATACTTATCCAGGTCACCCTGAATATGCCGGAATACCGGGGGGGGAGGTGATTGGGGGATGGTTTATTAATGCCAAACCTTTACCTGAAACTATTGAATTAACAGTAGCTGAAATATCTAAATTATTAGGTAAAACAGTTAAAGTTATTGAATAGGTATTTTTATAGGTGTAAAAATATCAGAATAAAGAAATTAACAATTAAAACATACAATTATGAAAGATTTAACATTTCCTAGAGTAATGATGGTATCTGATGAACCTATTACTAAAAATAATCCTGGAATTAAGAGAGTAGTTTGGGCTTATAATGATAAATTTTATTATCCTTATTTTTGTTATGATTCGGATATACAAACTATTGAACAAGCTAATTCTATTCCTATTGGGGGAGGGGGGAGGAGGGGGCCTAGGGGGGCTGAGATGAAATATGCCCAAGACTTCATCGAACCTCAAATTATTGAATTAACATTAGAAGATATTGCTACGAAGTTTAATGTTGATGTTAATACAATAAAAATTAAGAAATAAAAGAAGTTGTTGTACAACTATCCAGTAAGCTGCTGGCCAATCTGTCTTATAAATTTAATAAGACTATGTTAGATTGAGAAATCCTGGGTGAAACTCAACCTACAAAGGACCAATGTACCAATGTAACTGTTACAGGCAGTAATTTGAAATAACTAAGTTAGAACTATGTAGAGTCCATTAAAGTGAAGCAGTATATACTGAACGCTTAGTTATTTAATATTTACATCTAAATCAATTAATTAAAATAGGAAATAGTATGAAACAGTGGTGTGTGACAAACTAATAAAAAAATATTAATTGACATGATGATTACATAATTTACTCAAGCTCCTTCTGAGTGGTTTATCAAACCTTGACAAGTAATTGAGTAATGTGGCAGCTAAATAATGAAAGAATGATACCTTTCCATAGAAATATGTACTGTTGAGATTCAGTTAAATATTTAGCATTCAAGATAGGAAACTATTTTGTCTTATAGTTATGAACTGAGGCTATTCCCAAGCATAACTAATTGTGCGAGGTTCTGAAGTAGATTAAAGTGAGTGATATCACGCCTAATATATTAATAATTTAAAAACATGGAAGAAGAATATATAAAAAATGTAAAACCTTTCCAAAGAATACCTGGTAGAATAAAGTATTATCTATTAGAATGGAAAGATAGGCATATGTCAGAGTATATTAATAAATATGGTGAAATCAGTTTAAATAATCTGACAATAGAGCAAATTCAAGGTCTTTATACTTATGTATGTTTAAAAGATGCTGAACTATTGAAAACAATAATATAAATTTAATTTAAAACATGGAGATTATGAAAAAGAATCTAAGAAGTGTAACACGTAATTCTGAAGGTATATATGAATACTTCAGATTAGATGCAGAAGAAGCTATTAAATTAGTGGATGCGAAAACTCACATCTTTATTAGTAAAGAAGAGTATAAAAGACAAAGTAAATTTTATACATTATATCCTTGTCCAGGTACATTGATTAATGTTGAACCATTTGAAGATAAAGATGGGAATTTAATAACTCAGAAATATTTAGATAATATCAATTATACTAAACATTTAGGAGAACAATTTCCTTCAAGTACAAAAATAGCTAAATGTTCTTCTTCAGTATCTAAAGTAATAAGAAGAAATAAATATGCTATTAAACCCAATACTATTTTAAAAAGAAATAGGAAAGCTAAAAGAGAGATTAAGATTAAAAAACTTAATGACATTAAAGATTAACAATTTAAAAACTATGAAAAAAGAAATATTAAAACAAGCTGCAAAAGAAACTATGACAGATCCTTTTGTCATAGTATTATTCATATTCATGATTATTGGAATTATATTAGTATTAATTTAATAAAAAATTTATGGGACTTTATAATTTAAGAAAAGCAATTCGTTTCTGTATAATTGCTGCAATAGCAATTACAGTAATTGTATTAGTAATGTTTAGTTACTAACACATATAACTCTAGCTAAGAGTATAACAAAGCCATAGGTAACTTATTAATATTTCTAGAGGGTTGTAAGAACTCCGTATTCTAAGTTCTACTCTTGATAATAAGAGGTTAATAAGAAGTTTACCAAGCTGTAGGTGAGATTCCTACAGCTATTTTAAATGAAACATATAGCTGAGTGGTAAAGCATCTGGTGTACATACCAGAAGATCCGTAGTTCGAGCCTACATATGTTTCCTACAGCTATTTTAAATCAGAGTAACTGTTCTTTTTAGACACAGGTATTGTACCAATACGAAATATATTGGTTTGTAGGTTCAAATCCTTCTACTCTGACAATAAATCTCTTCTGCTTATGAAGCAAGCAATATGAGTATTAAATTAAACATTAGAACTGTGATTCTTGATATGAAAGTATAAATATGATTTGGCAAATCAGCTTGTGGAATAGGTTAATTACAAAATGGATAATACAGTTAATATTTACACTAACAGGTGAAGAAGCTGAACAATATTATATTAAAGTAGTAATTAATACTAGCCAGGTACAGAGAGATTTTTTTAACAATATAATAATAGTAAGTTAAAACGTACCGTCAAATCGTAATGTTGACTAATGGAATTATAACATGGTGGGTTTATAGTTCAGAAATAAGGCTAGCCATTAACTGGTATATGCATTAATCAGTTATGAAGGAACTTACTGTTATTTTTAATTTGAAATTAACTAAATTTAAATATATGTGGAAAACTACAATTAATGGAAAAGAAATAATAGGTACATATGAATATCTATTATCACTTATACCTACAGGAATGTTAGGATATAAAATTGAACGAATTAAATCTTAAATTTATGGAAACTATATTAATTATTTATGGTATAATAGGTTTTCTAGTAGCTCTAGCTTCAAGAAACGAATTAAATACAAATGTGTTTAGTTTAGGATTTATATTCTTAATTATGATATGGCCTGTATTAATTATAAAAGGTTTAAAATAATGGAAGATAAAAAGAAAATTAAAAAACCTAATTCAGTAGAACCTAAATTGATATTCTTTAGTTTAAGAGCAATATTTAGTTTGATTAATAAAGCAAACAAAGATGTTAATCCTAAAGATTATCCAAACAAAAGTACTATTGAAATAGTTTAAAAAACACCCCTTTCTTACTATGGATGAGAGCCTATAGATAAGTCCTGGAGAAAAATCTGTTCGATTCAGATTATAGGGGCCAAATTAATATAATTTATATGAAAAATACAATTGATTTTGAAAATTTAATAGGATTAAAAACTATTTTTTGTGGAATAGATGAATTTAAATTTAGAATAGGAAATTTATCTTTAGAAGCTATAGAAGATGAAGAAGATGGATATAGAAGTTGTTTACAAGAATTAAAAGTTTTAGATAAAAATTTACTAATTCTTTTTAGAGAAAATGTAACAATTTGTATTCATCCTAATTCAAATATAGATGGAATAGTTTTGATTAATGATAATCAAGAAATAGTTTTAGAAATTGGAACAGATAATTCTGATAATTATTATCCTTCGTTTCTATTTTATTACAAACCTGAGTTATTAACTTTTAATAAATCAGTTAGTAAATTAAGAGATAAAATTACTCAAACACCCTCTTAAAAAATATTGGGAGTGGTATATTTAAGATAAAATCTAAACAATGGGTATAAAAGCTCTTGGAATATATTGGAAACAATTAGGTTCGATTCCTAATACTCTCACAATGACAATAATGTCATTATTATTAATTATTTATTATTTATTTATTTAAAATTATTAGATTATGAACACAATTGAATTGAATGGAAGAACCTTTGAAATGGACCAAGTAAAGAACATTTTAAGTTCACGTATTGTAATTGAGAAACCTGGTAAATATCAAGTTAAAGTAACTCAAGTTACAGAATATTCACCAGAAGAAGGTACTAAAAGATTTATTGTAAATCTTCAAGCTACTACTAAATTTCATATAGCAAAAGCTATTGAAGCTATAAAAGCTGAAGATTATCAAACTGCATTAAATGCACATTTAACAGCAACAGTATTTGAAAATGACGGTAAACCATCTACTTATTTACCTGCTAAAGGTGAAACAGTAAATATTATAGTTTCTGAAATGATGAACAAACAGAATGAAAAGATTTTGGTTGTTAATTCAATAACAGAACTTCCAGTTGTTGCTGCTGTATCTGCAAAAGGTTTATTTGATAGTGCATTTGAATCTACAGATGAACTTGCAGCTATTGCAAAAGAAGCTAAGTTACAAACAGTTAAATAATTTTCTTTAAAGTAAGTTTGGATAAGTGTATAAGATTTCATATCTTTGCACTTATCCTTTAAATTAAAATGTTATGGGATATTATATAAATAAAGATAGTAAAGGTAATGATTTACCTGCAACTAATAAAGTTGCATTATTAATAGCAGATGGTGCTATTAGAACAGATTCTTCTTTTAAAGAAAATTTAATATGCGTTGTTGATAATTTTATGTTTGAAGCTGCTGCATATATTTTTTCTGAAAATGAATGCGATGAATTTAAAAGAATTAATGATAGAAATAAAACTTGGTTAATACATCCTAAAGCAAAAGAATTGTCATGTTAGTTAAAAAAGCTTCAAAATTAAATGATAAAAACATAGAAGTATTTACCTTTGGTCAATTCATAGGTAAATCAGTAAAACATATATTACAAACAAATCCAGATTATATTAAATGGATTAAATTAAAAACTCGTAATTTATTTTCTCCTGAAATAGAGAAAGAGATTAAAAGAATTAAATTAATATAAATTAAAAAGTTATGTTAAAAATTGTAAAGAGTATTAAAGGTAAAATTAATTATCCTGATTATACCTTAGATGGTATAGCATCAAAACCTGTCTTTACCAAAAAAGGTAAAGAAGTAAAACCACCTAAATCATATAAGTCTAAATTTAAATTATGGAAATAATATTAGTTTTAGGAGGTGTAGGAATATGTGTGTATGTTATATTTAAGACTTTAAAAAGTCCTTTAAATGAGCAAACAAATATCCCTTTCGAGGATTGAAAATTAGAATACGTAGCTTAAATGAAAAGCCTTGAGTTTTTAACTCAGAGATATCAGTCGTAACTGATCGTATTCTCTAAATCATAGTTTAGTTTTAGTTAGTTTAAGGATGAAGTCGTAGTAAGCTTCATCCTTTATTTTTATAGCCGAATCAAACTATAAGTACACAAAATAGGCATTTGAACCTATAAACTTATATATATATAACTTTTAATCGAATCATCCAGATTACTTGATTAAAAGTGAACAGAATCTAAGGAGGATGACTTAGAAGATGATATTTAGAAAGTTTTTTGTGGAAAATCCCTTAATTTTTATTAAGGGATTTTATTTTCTAAATTAATTTTATTATATTTGTAAAAAAATTATTTTCATTAAAATGATTGAATTAAATTCAAAAATCTTTCTGACCTTCAACGAAGGAGGAAAGTACATCACTAAGCGTGGTGAATACTCAGTTGCAAAATTGAGTGGTGGTGATATTACCACACCAAGTAAAACTTTAAAACAACCAGAATATGCAGATTGTACAAGAGCACTTGTATTATCTACAGAGTTTATCAACAATGCCTTGGAAATGCCTAAAGGTCCTAAAAAGAATACAGGTGAGTGGCATAGATGGTTAAGAAGCCCATTAGGAAATCTGGCATTAAATTGGAAAAAATATTCCGATTTAGAAAAATTAGAAATTCATATTAAATCTTTAGTAGAAGATTTAACTGGATTATCTGACTTAGTTAAAAATGAACATTACAAATTTGAACTGATATGAAAAAAATACATAAAGATATTATTTGGATATTATTAATTATAATAGTTGGAACAATTTATTTTACTATTATTGGGTGTGAGGCTAACCTCACAACTCCAAATAAGGTTAAAGAAGTTGTTATTACAATTGATGATGCTCCAATTCAAAATACTTTTGATATGTTAAAAGTATTAAAAAAACACAATGTTCAAGCAACATTCTTTTGTGTTGGTGAATATATAGAAAAGGACGAATTGCATTTAGCTGATTCAATAGCTAAATATCACATATTAGCTAATCATACATATTCTCATTTACATTTAAGTGAGAAATCTTTATTTGAAAATTACGATAAAGAAATATTGTATAATCAAATCATTATTGATAGTATAAATTTATTATACAGTAAACCTTTAAATAATTATTTTAGAGCACCTTATAGTGCAATATTAGATTGTCAACAGGATACATTAATGATGAGAGGTTTTAAAATGTGTTGGTGGGATTGTGCTTCTGAAGATTGGGATCCATCTATTTCAGTAAAAGAAATAGTTACGCATAATATGGATTACATTAGATCTAATGACAAAACAATATTATTGTTTCATCTTAGTAATAATAGTGTTGCAGCGTTAGATTCTATGTTAACAATCTTTGAAATAGAAAACATAAAAATTAAAAATTTAGATTACTAATGTGTTTTGTTTTATCACTAATTGTAATAATCTTATTAAGATTATATCTTAAAAAACAAATAAAGAAAAATATTAAAATACAAAAGAAATTAAATAAAACATTATGAGCATATGTAACAATATGGGAACTTTGAAATTTTAATAGATATGAGGTGGATGGTACTTGAAATAGATAGTCAGAAGGATGAGGATGCAGGTATAGAAATATATCAGATGCATGTGTAATATCTTAATGAAAGTAAATCTTATAATGTTTTATTTTTTTTTAATAATATGAAAAGAGTAGGGTTAAGTTAGAGTGCCTACCTATCTAAAATATCTTTCTTCATGTAAAGATGTAATGGTTGAGATAGTTTAATTCATACATTTGCAGGTTAACGCACTGCATTCATATTTTTTTTAAAGTAGCAACATTATAACAAATATTGTAGTAAAATAAGTAAAAGTACTAACTTAGGATAAATTAATCTTCTAATATAGGAATGCTCAGAGTTAATAGTAAGTGAAATTCTTGCTTTAATTTATTCACTATAATATTTTTTCCAATCTCTAAATCTACGTTGAACTGATTAGCTACTATGCTAAGAGAAAGCCTAAATATTGTTAGATTTAGAGATTTTTTTAATAATAAATAACATCTTGCCTGTTCTAGGGGAAACTTGAAGACATAATATATAGTTACGACTAGACCTATATCTTATTCTAAATACTAGTTGAGTAAGAACATTCGAGATACCAATGTTTATTAGTGGTGTCCAATAGTAGATGTTATTTATTATTTTTTTCTATTAAACTAATTAAAATTAATATATGAAACAATTTATTAAATGGTTAATTTCAAGTAATGGATTAGCTTGGGCTACTTTTATTATAGTAATTGCACAGAGTTTTCATTATGCATCCTTCTTTTATTCATTTGATTTATTCAA